AAGCCCATACGCGCCGTACCAAGCCCCAACCATTCAATATCCATGTACAGAATTTGGGATTTGGATAAGTCCAACGTAATCCCGGATGGACCTGTGCCATCCAGCGTGTCTTGGTTCCAATTAGCTTGCGCTACGCGGTCGTTAACCAAAACACCACTAACGGAACTGCGCTCAACAAAATACGCGCTAGTGCCATCTCGTTCAATATAGAAGCCATTGGCCGCACCGTAATAACCGACACGTTGGCGCAGCCCTGCCTTTGCCGTACCCATGACAAAGGTATTCATTACTAGCAAGCTCTTGCCCGGCTGATACGCAAATACTTTTGTGGTTTCTCTTAATATTTGGTCGCCGCTGGCGCTACCCACCGTCAGGTTTACCAAGCCTTCGTCTGCGCTAAACGTGGCGGCTGCGGTGCCTGTGATGCCTGTTGACCATAGGTTATTGTCTGAATAGCGGTGAGATGAATCAAACAGCGTAAACGGTTCACTTACCCGCACTCGCCCAAAGGCATCGAGGTTTGTTCCGCCTATTGAGACGGGTATAGTTCCGCTTGCAGAGGCCATAAGCTGTGCGATAAAGTTGTCCAGCGTATTGAAGTACTGACGCAGGATGTTGTTAAGGGTGTCGTGATACCCCCGGTCGTACTCTACCGGCGCAAACGGCAGTGTCGGCGCTCTTGTCCGGGTAAGTTGTGTTGATTCGGTGACAACTACTTGTGTTGTCATTAACGTCTCCCGTCAGGCCGAACATCCAAACGAGGCACGCCCAACTGCCACTGTGTACCTAACATATCTGATTCAATCTTGAACGCCATCTGCCGCCCACGCACTCGGCTGTACACAATCTCGGTGAATTCCTGCACGTTGTATATCTGCTGACCTGCGTAAGACTGTGCGGATTGAATAGTTGGATCAGGCGCTACACCATAACCAGAGCCGGGGTTCTGCCGTGGGCGTACTACAAACTTAACCTGTGGTTTGTTTGGGTTAGGTGTTGTAGACCCATTAAACGTAATGTCTGGCAGCATGCGCCACACAAACCCGTAGTTATGCCCGTCACCAATATCAAAGTCTGACGATTGAATATATGAGCTAATTGGGCTTGGGGGGTTAGTGGTGCCATCATCAACCGCAGCTTCGTGGAACACCAAAAGATTAGTCTCAGTTGCAGCCATCGGGAACTGACGCAGCGGACTATCAAGCCATGCAGTCCTACCTAGCGTGCCGTAATACCAGACTCGATCTAGGTAGTTGAAGATCACGTAACGATCAATTACATCAGAGTTAGCTGAGCAGTAGAACCACCAAATTTCCGAATAGCCTTCGTTAGTACCAGCGAAGAACTGTTCTTGCTGCTCACGGTTAATGTCTTCAAATACATACTGACGCAAAGCGCAAGGCAACGTCTCTACACGACCTGTGTAGGTATAGAACTTATCCGTACCCATCCAATACACAGAACCGGCAGCGGTTGCCATAGCGTTCTGCGAGGCAATAGAAATATTATCTGCGAGTAGCGTAATCTGCCACACATCTGGCTGACCTATAAACTGCATAGCGTAGATGGCTGCATCAGTCCAAATCAAAATTTCTTGTCGAGTTTGTAGTGCCCCAACGATATATGAGCCATGAGATAGGCGTCTGTCTCCAGCAAAATTAGTTGCTATATCAGGGTCCCAAACATTAAAGTTTTCTACGTCCGACCAGCGGATAAGCATTGGGTCTAGCGTAGTGGGTCCATAAGTACCTGTTGGATCATTTGCGCCAAAAGCAATCAATATGCGCGACTGATCTGACACAAGAATTTCGTTAACTAACGACGGACAATACGCATCTGTTACTGTCGAAGTCCAACCTGCTGGGGTAGAAGACGTAGGAGATAAATCTACCGCACGAATAGAAAAACCGGGCGTTGCGCCCGTGCCGGGTTGCCAAATATAAATAGCACCGCCACGTGGGTTAAATAACAAATATTCTCCAAAGTTTGCTTGGCTCCACAGTCGTAGTGCAATTTCAACGCCTACCGCCGTTGGAAAACCTTCGCCCCAACCGGGGAATGTTGTGGCTTGTGAAACTAAAGCACCGTTACTTTGAGACGCAGCAGTTGTACCGTCGGCACCACGAACGCACCCCAAGAATTCTTCCGCACTTGGAGCCGTCGTTTTTGATGCGTACGTTATGTATTCGCCGTTAATCCAGATCGCACCGGTCGCAGTAAACGCCGCTGTGCTTGCAACAGCAATGGTTGTGACTGAACTATTAATCGCACCGTTCAATGTCGTTGAAGTACTACCTTGAATAAAGCCGCCCCAAGGTGGTACGCCCCAGCCAGTGCCCGTGGTGTTGATTTCGGGGCCGCTATTTATTTGGTACGCTATCGTGATGGTCGAAGCTGAATTACTGCCAGATGCACTTGTGGCTAAAGTGACGGTGTAAGTAGTGCCTGACGTAACAGTTACAATCTGATACTCACCATTTACATCAACCCCGCCAATAGTCCCTGCACCAGCTATGGTGACAAAGTCTCCCACCTGCAAACTTTCCGCAGCGCTATCTGAAACAGTTAGTACCGTACCGCTAGCAGTAAGCGTTATTGTAGAAGCATTGATTACGGGAGGTCCCGCAGAGGGGGTGTTGCCGTTAATCTCTCGTATTGGTGTGATGTCGTAGTATGCCCCGCCATTCTCTATATAGAACTTTAGGTTAGTGCCAACACCCGCAAGGTTAAATCCTCGTAGTGTTATCCAATTCCACAAGGACCGGCACGCGCCCATAAAAGTGGTGTACGACAGTGCTGCCCACCCGCCGATTTTCTCAGGGTAGCCAGAACGAAACCGTACCTTGTCGCAGTCGAACCAACCACCTTCGTTGGCAAGCGTAGTGCCCTCGCGGTTTACACCGGGGCGGAACTGTAGTTTTTGTAATGGCATCGTAGCCTCTTACAATTTCATGATGAACGCAAGTGCGTAGTATGGGACGAGGTTTGCGTCAGTACCGGATGAACCAGAAGACGCCACGCTTGTAGATACACTAATCCCAGTAACTGCGGAGCTTGTATTTACGCTAGTACGCGCAAAGTTACCTGCGGTGTCAGTTCCTACAAATTGGTTACCAACAATTGTCTGATTATAAGTATGTAGGTGGCCCGGATCAGTAACAGACGATGTAGCGGTGTGATTGTGACTTACTACAATCGAATCTTTAGAACCACCCGTCTGTGTTGGCGAACCTGTAATCGTAGTTTTTGCCGCCCCTGCATCATCAGAATGCGCACCAATAATGAAGCGGTTACGTAGATCAGGTGTGCCACCTGAACCATTACAAAGCGCCCAACCTGACGGGATAGTAGCGATAGTGCCAGACCACATCATGATCATGCCGGTTACAAACGCGTTGCCCCACACCGGTGGGTTGCCTGCACCTTGAGACACAACAACTTGACCTGACGTGCCAGACGAACTATTAAGAATTAAATCATCAAGCAGTGTAGTTGTTCCGGTAACACTTACATTGCCACCTACACCAAAATTACCCACAACATAATCAAGCTGCTCAACTACATCAGTGCCATCGCAGCGCAGTAACACTGTTTTTAGAGGGGGGACAGTGACGCCATTACCAGAAGCAGTTTTAACTTCAACAGAATCTGTGGCGTTTACGTTTTCAACAACGTACAGCTTTGTTACCGTAGGAACTATTACTTCGAAATTAGCGCCGGTGCAATTTAGTTCAAGCGCCGCAGCACGAGATTGGTCCGCCGTACCGTTTAGAGCCGTTAGTGTGTAAGGGCTTGAGCTACTAGTAATTGAAGTCTTGCCTGTAATAGCATCTACAAGCAGCGTACCAAGGTTAGTGTTGGTCGTCTGCCCCCATGTACCGGACTGTTCTCCGGTAGCAATCATCTCAAGGCGCAGATTGTTGTTGTATGAACTAGGCATGGCTATTCCTTACTTTTGCCTGACGGCGTTGTATTGTTTGACGCATTGGTCGAGGGCTGCT